CTCCCCACGACGCGTCAGTAACTAAAAGCCTAGTCGCTCCTAGTTTTCTGTAGATAGGTATGAATGCAATGATGTCACCAATATGACCTTGGTGCAGCACTATTACCTGTCTGGAGAAGGGGGATTCCATTTGTTCTACGTGGAACTAGTTAGAAATTTTCTGAACCATTTGTTGAGATCGAGTTAGCTCTCCATCTCGCTCAGGGTGAAACAAATTATCGAATGTTGGAAAAAACACTTTGCAATCAACGATCTCCGATTCGGGGATGGGAGCCCCATTGCTAAGAATTTCTTTCGCAATGAAGCTCCCAATCACCTCCTCGGCCTTCTCCTGTGTCGCATAAAAAATATGCGAACGCTTCCCCGCCACCATGTGCAATGGATGCACAGACTCGATCTCCGTTGCCAGAGAAGGAGTAAATCCTAAATTCAAAACGTCGTAGTCACTCATCCAGCCGCCTCCTGCAGCTTGCAGGGCGCACCACCTAGAAAACCTAGCCATGGCGGATGGAGCTATTCCTTCGTACTTTAAAAATCTACCCATCAAAGACCTGAATAGCGGACTGACTGCGGCGTGCGTCTTGTTCAGCATGTTGCATTCCCATCCATTACTCTCCCAAGATCCTTTCCAGAGATTGGAGCAGGCGAACTCTTCCTCCTGACGTATGGAAGGAATCGACTCGTAGTAAGCGTAGATCTTCTTTTTCATCTTAATACGTCTTGTACCCCAAGTGTGATACTGGGAGACCCAAGTCCAAGTGGGGTTGATGTCCCGCTTGCTTCGCACGTTTGCAGAACGAAACGTCCTCGCCGTGTGCGCTATCAAACGGACGAAAGTAATCGTAGTCGTAGTCTGGAACTTCGATCTTCAGCTCGTCGCCGAACTTTTCACGAATGTCTTCAAATACCTTTCGGTGGACTAGCATGCAGCCTGTAGCTACCCAATCCACCTCAACTACAGCGTCTTCGTACGCACGTGCGCGAGGGACAAGTGACTGATCGCTAGCCATAAGTGCTCCCCCTTCCTGCCTTCCGAAGTACGAAGCTCCCACTAGGGTTTTACCAGCACCCATTAGCCTGTGAAGAACGTGACGTTTTAAGGGCAGTTCAGGAACATTTCTGAGATTCTGAACCCAGTACTTTGACCATTCGGGTCTTCCGATACATGGAATGATGTCGTCGTCGATCATCAACATCCACTTGGCGTCAGTTTCCAGAAACTTGTGAGCCAGTCGATTGCGTGCGTGTTCGATCTTGCTATCGCCGATCGCCATATCAAAACGAATTTTGTCACGGCCAAAATCCAGCGCCATTGCGATGAGAGAAAAACAGGTAACTGGATTGGTTGTCTTGTAGCATGGGAAACCCACAAAAATATCCCTGCCTTCAAACTCGCAGCGGTACGAGGGCAGTCCCTCCTTGGAGCGCGTCTCGATGATAGGATTCTTAGCCTTCTTGGTGGGTTTCTTCTTCTCCACCACAACAACCTCTGGTTCAGGTGCCTTCTCAACAATCGGTTCGATCGAATCAAACTCGAAGTCGTCTTCTTCGACTTCAATTGGCGTTTCCTCTTCAACGTCTTCAGGAGCCTCGGCCTTCGGGGAGAGTTTAAGCCTCTGAGCTGACAGAGGTTGATCTACGATCGTTCCGCCCATGGGGTTGAACGACTCCAGTGCCCTAGCAGTTACGTTTACTAGGGGAGTGATGATGGGATCAGGCATATACTTTAGAAGCCACTAGCCTCATCGAGGCCAAGATCAATTGCGTCGGACGCATTCATTTTGATGCGGTCTTGGACGTTTGTACTTGTTTTGGCATTTGCTGGAGTAGGATTAGCCTTGGGCATCCTTCCCGCGTTTTTCAGCGCGGTAAGCTCCTTTGTCATCGCTTCAAGTTTGGCCTGCATCGCCTGCTTGGTCTCCTGCTCGTAGCGAAGTTGTCCAACAACGACATGGAACCCAGAGGCAGCAGCGGCGACATCGGCGCGTTCCTGCGGGGTCTTGGGCCATAGAGCGGCTTCAAACTTGTTCGAGAGATCTTGAACCTTTGCGTTGTGATTCTCGATCTCGGCCTGAACCTCGGGAGGATCGTTCGGATTGATCTCCTTGTAACGAGCCCATGGAATCTCCTTGGTGATCTCGTCGGTGTGGCTGTAGATCTCTTCGTTCTGCTTCTTGAAGTTCTCAACAAGCTCGGTCTGTCTGGACTGAAGGAACTCGTCGCGCTTCTCGGCGGTATCTCCGATCTCCTTGGTGCGTCCCTCCTTGAGGTCGATGACGTTGAAGAGATCCTTCTTCAGGCGCTCCGCGTCGATCATGGGCAGCTTGTCGATGGCTTGGCTCTTCCACCACTCCTGACTGATCTTGTCGGGGCCACCAGCGGACTCGATGGAGTTGATGACGTCTTCGCTTGCGCCATTCTTCTTTAGGATGTTGTAGATGTTTTCCTTCGCGGTAGCGATGGGCACGTCGTACTTGCTCTTGAACTCGGGATCGTTCTCGGTATCGAAGATAGCGCGGAACTTCTTGAGCTCGTCGTAGTCGGGAGGCGTCTGGCTTGGGCGCTGCTCAAGCTCTTGAACTTTTTGACGCAGATATTCGGCCTCCGCCGCCTGCTTCTTGTAGTTCGTCGCGGTCTCCTGCAGCTTCTTCCAGTTGTTTTGGTTGGCCTCGGAAAGATTACGGGGCTGCGGGATTGAAGAGATCTCAGGGTCAATGTCTACTTCGGGAGCAGCGATCGGCTCTGGAGCTGCTTCAGGAACGACTTCCTCAACGGGAACTGGAGCAACCTCTTCCAAGGCAAGATCTTCCTCAACACTTTCAGGAATTTCAGGAATTTCAGGAGAAGTCTCGTTACTAATTCCCTCCGCGCTATCGAGCAGAGAGTCTAGGAGATCGGATGTTGACTCCTCGATGGGATCAGCATCGAGTGATGGTGCTCCAAGCATGCCGTTAATGGCGTTGGATTCTGGTACTACGTTGTCGTTTTCTGTATCGTTTGACATAAATTACATGGATACGAACGAGCTGGTTGCAGCGTCGTCCTGTTTGCTTGTGGGTACAGACATCTCTTCGATGCGCTGAATGGCTAGGAGGAACCCTTCTTTGTAGGCTCCACGAAGGGCAATGCCCTCTACCTTGGAATCAATCTCAACGGAAAAAGCGGGTACAATTTCCTTCAAGTGATGAATCAGATTGGCCCTAGAGTGACCAAGATATTCTTTAAGATTAACCGCGTCTGTTTGTGTCCACATAAATTATTTTTTACCGAGCTCACTCTTGCGAAGTTCCATCTCAACTTGTTCGTCGGCGCTCAGGGGCTTGCTAGCATCGCGTCCAAAAAAGTTTGGAGTTTCGGATGCTTTTGCTTCGGGAGTAGAAGCTGGTTTTGCCAACATCTCACCACCAACTCCATACCCAACTTTTTGAGCTGGAAGTTGATTTTGAAACTTTCTGTAATTTTCTGTTGCTGTTGGATTTGCGCCGCCCATGGTCGTAGTTTGGTTAGTTGTTATGCCGCAGTTGGTGGCTTTGGAGGTGTCGCTATGCTTTCAACGATTCCAGCCTGAGATGCTTCTGTTCCAATTTCAAGGGGAGCTGGCCCACGCGAGCGACCCATAGCGGGCATCGCAGCGGCTGGCCCCACGTCCGTAGGGACGTTCTTGATAGCGCCTGCGCTGAGATGATTGACAGCAGCGTTGAGCGCCTTCTTGAATGGCCCAGTAATCTGACCATGCACGCCCTTGGCGTCGGCCTGCTTGATGTGGTTCGCGTAGTGCTGAACAGCGGCCTGCAGCGGCCCCATGATCTCAGGTGAAAGTGATCCAGCGGGAGCCTGCTCAATGAGCGGCATGAGTCTCTGCGTCATTGTCTCAAGATGCACGATGTCATTGTCACGAGGAGACACTCCAATGTCCTGACCAGACATGATGGACTGAAGCTCGATTACCTGCTGGCGAGTTGCCTCGATGCCGACCGCTTCGACGTGATCCTTCGGAAGCACAAGCGCATTCGCCTTTGCAGCTCCAACCTTGGAAGCGAGGTCGAGTTTCATGAGCTCGTCCTGATTGATGTTCTGGTTTCCGATGTAGCGCTGAACCACCAAGTCGATCATCTGATTGATCTGAAGTGTGTCGTCAACAAGCAGCTCGGACGCTGAACTATAAGCCATAAGCAGGATGTCGGATGGGGGGAGATTCCTATCCATCATCGCCAAGCAACACGCTACGGCGTCTTCATCCAGATGCTGATCGATCTCAAAAGGAACTAGGAATCTCGGCATCTCAATTTCTGAGCGCTTGAAGGCGTCTACAATCTCTTTGCGAGCCCAGATTGCCGAAGGGTCTACCATACGCACCTGCTGCAGCATTCCATAGAGATCTGCAGCGGCCTTTACGTGTTCAGGGTGGCAGATTCCACGCTGCATGCGCTCGATGCCCTTGGAGTACTGGCGAGACCAGCGCATGAGAATTCCCTGACGAAGTTGGTTCTCGATGGCGGCGACTCGGTTGACCTCGGACGCGGTTTTTCTTCCACCTCCAGACTCGGTAGCCGCTCCGGGGAGGAACGTCCCAACTTGAATCTCAGCCAGTCCGCTGACAAACTGGTCAAGCCTCAAGAAGTCATCCACATCGGCAGGAATCTGCTGCGGGATAACTTCATATCCATCGGAAACATACGCAACAGGATGTGCTACAGAAAGTGGCGCGGTATCGGGACGTGCATTCGGCCCCTTTTTCAGGAGAAGAAGACCCTTGAGATAGACGTTATCGATGACAAGGTTACGCGCCTTCTCAATCGCCACGTGCGTGTTGTAAAGATCGCGTCCAGCTCCTCGGCTAGACATGAGGTTTCCACTTCCAATCTCAACGGAGAAGAGTGCCAAGCACTCGGACATGCTGTTGTAGCGATCGACCTGCGTACAGATTTCCTCTCCGCTCTTGTCGTCAAACAAGTATCTGGAGATTTTGCCGTGAGGCTCCTTGACGAAGATCTCGCCTAGTTCAACATACTTCGCGTCGTTCTCGTAAGCCGCGCCGTAAGATCCTTCGCGGATCCAATCTTCGTATCGACGAGCGTCGTCGTTTGAGTCCAAAGTTCGTCCAGCAGGAATCGCATTGTTGATAGACGTGACGAGGTTGTTGATATGCCATCCCGCCAGCGCGGATATTTCAGGCTTCTCAAGCACTGGAAGCAGTTCGGAGATTTGATAGCGACGTTTACGAGCCCAAATAGGTGTTGCATCAGTTACTTGTGGTGTTTCGATCGAGAAAAACGTGTAGTCCTGTCTTAGGAATTCAGGTTTCCAATCGCGCAAGTCATCCCATACCCAACCGCAAAATCCAAAGCAAGTGTTTTCGTGTGTCGTCTGAGCGAGTATATCGTCGTGTCCCTTCCATGCGCGGATCGTCTTTGTGATCTCTTCGCGGAAAACCTTTGTCTTGTTTTCAGAGTCAACCGATTCAAGCGGGTACTTGCTGTAGGTGAGCGTCGGAGCCGTCTCGATGACCTCTCGGAAAGGGGGCTGGATCCTACTGACCATGGTGGACAAGAACCCAGTAGGACGATTGCTCCTCCAGCTCTGGCCCATGCTCTCCAACTTCTTGTTCTGGTAGGGTGGCTCGAGGTTCAGCTTCTTTTGGATTAGCTGGTTCTTGCGGTTGCGCTCAAGATTCTGCTGCTTCAACCTGCGGTAAGCGCTGTGCGCCTGACGTGAATCCCTAAAGGTACGACGTACTTGTAGCGTCTCGGGGTTGACCGTATCGGACGTGCTGTTGTCAGCATTTACCACATCCAAACCAAGTATTCTGGGCTTCGACTGGTCGTCGATACGCGCCGACTTGTTTGCAAATACGTCGGTAATGCGCGGAGGAAGTGGTTTGATGTCAGATGCCATAGTCTTACGTTAGCCAGCAATTAGTAGGCAAATCGCCAGTCGTTGCAAGATTTTCTTTCTCAAAGAATACAGCTGACCTGTTGTCGTGCCTGAGCAAGTGGCACCCGCCCAGCTTCTTGGAGGTATCCGTATCACGCGCCTGACGCACTGAAGCACTGATGCGGTCAGCACTGACGATGCATGAAATGCATCCCGATCGCCAGCTAGCGTTGTGCGGGCACGCTTTGCAGATCTTGGCACGGCGCTCCGCTTCGTCGTCCTGAACAAGTTTGATGGGCTCCTTGGATCGGAGCATGTTGTTGGCCCACGTCGAAACGTCCTGCAGCAATTCTCCCGAGCGTGTCGCTGCTTGTCTGCTTACAAGGTTGATCGTGACGTCGTCCACGCCATGGCAGAACGATGGATAGTTTCCGCAGATGTATCCATCCACGTCCCCCTTCACGTCTCCAGCTGGATACGAGTTGTTGGCACGAAAATTCTCGACGACTTTATACAAATCATCGAGCGAATCTCCAACCAGCTTGACATCACTTTGAAAGTAATGCCACCCGTTGGGCGGGATCATTCCGTTAATGGGTTTTGCCATCTGCGCGAAAATTACTCAACATTGTACTACGACGCAAGCATTTATCTTTTAAAAAAAGAAACTCCCCTGCCTCATAGGAAGCAGGAGAGCGTTTTTTCCCCTAAACCCCTGTACGGCTTTCGCGGTACTGGGTTTAGACGACTAAAATAATCAAGGGATGCATGGGGTGTCAAACAACAATCAAAACTATCCGCGCTTGCTTCTTCCGCCGATGCACTTCCACTTGCGGCGACTCAGGTTGTTGGGAGAGTTTGGATCGTCTCGCCAGTCTCCCTTGATCTTGTTGGAGCGAGCGCAGTACGCGTCTGCACGTTTTGATCCCGGATCAACATTCGCTCCTTTTTGTCCGTAAGAAACCTTGTTGGTTCTTCCAGTCTCTGGATTTTTTACTATTTTAACTGACGCTTTGCCTGTTGTGGGTTTTGATTTCATTTCTTTTTTCTTTGTAGTAATTATTTTTGCTTGTTGCTCCAGCTACTATCCACGGCTCTTGTTTGTATTGCCAAGGTAGAAGGATAATATTTTCATCTCCAATTTTTTCAGCTTTTATAATCCTACTGGATCGTAGTATGCCGTGTTTTCTTCCAAGGTCTTTTCTCTTAAACCATTTTGAAACAATCGCCCTTTTTACATTGAATCTATTCCCAGCTAATTTCAAGCTATCAAACGATTCGACTTTGCCGCAGTCATAATAAAAAATGTATTTATTTCTGACCTGCGAGTCTGACATTTTCTTTTTATGGTTATCTGAAAATTTAATTCCAGCCATTGGAGCAGATGCGCTTTTGCAAAAGTTTAAACAATTATCTTTACCGATATTCTTGTCCAAGTATTTTTGCTCTTCATCGAGAACAGATTCTTTATCGCAAAGGACAAGTGTCTTGAATGCTATTGCATCTTCTCCATATTTATCAAAACATCTTTGCAGTCGTTGATTGCGATGTTTTCCAGATCGTAGTTTTGCTATATGGTTTCGTTTGCGAGCGTAGATATTGATGCTACTGCCATAGTATTTATAGCCAGCAATTTCAATCTCATATACACCCGCTTGTTTTTCCATTATCGCTTCTTTGCGGTCTTGGCGGACTGCTTGAATGCTTTTGCCGTAGGGGCTCCTGCAGATCCCGCCTTCCTCATGCGTTCTCCGCTGCCAGCCTTGATGCGCTTCTTCTTTGCGTGGATGTTAGAATATAGTCCCATAAGACGCTTTTGTAATGCAACGCGTGTTGCGTGGCAAGTGGAAATTTTTGGCTACCCCTCATGGATTTGAACCATGACTAGATCGGTCAAAGCGATCTGTGCTACCGTTACACCAAAGGGTAAAATTGAATTTTATTTGGTGGCGCGGTCTGGAATTGCACCAGAGTTTTTGCCGTATGAAAGCAACGTGAGGCTTCTTCACTACCGCGCGATAAATTTACCGACTTCCACTCGTCAGTGGATTGTGGCTTGTCGGGAAGCCGCGCCTTGGCCTTCACACAACTTTTAAATCATGGAGAGGGAATGGGGCGAATATGTGATAAAAGAAGACCGACTGAGAGATAGCGTGCATGTGCAGAGGCCCAATCGGTTTACTACGTTGAAAAGTATTGTTGTTATTCCGACATGTCAACATAAGACATGGCATCTACCAAACTTTCGAGTCGTCGCTCCCTAATTCTTTTTTCCTTGGGTTTGTCGGTTACCATCTCGGCTGCGACGCCCGAGCGCTGACGCATGAGGTACACGAGTAGTGAGAGGGAGTCGAGCGCGTCTGGTGACTTGCTGCGCGTGCGCTTGACGTACTCCGCCTTGGCCTCCACGCGCACGAGTCCCTTGCCCTTCTGCTTGTACCTCCTCCCCGTGGCCTGACGAATGAGATCCTCGGTTCGGAACCCGGGCGAAATCTTCAGATACCCGAACTCGATGTACTTCGCGAGTCCGAAGAGCAGCTCGGTGACGACTCCGCTATACAGCTCGTTCGCTAGCTGCGAGTCATCTCCAAGGATGCGCGAGTCAGTAGCCGCCCACGAGTAGTTCACGCCCATCACCTCCTCCCCGAAGAGCGTGCAGAGCCCGTCGTGAATTCCCGACCCATTGCCAGTTCTATCGACGCACAGCCAGTTGGGACTGATCTTCATCTGCTGGCAGAACTTGATGATCGCGGTCGTCTGTTCGAGCGTGGCGCGTTTGGGGAAGGTGATTTGAGAATCGAGCTGCAGGACGGTTCTAGGACTCTCGTAGGGGACAAACTTCCCAGACTGCGGCGTATAGCCATCGGATAGCCCGAAGCGTCCGTAGCTGCAGACGACGCTATCGTTGCCCTCAAGCGCTAGATCGAACGCTGCGAGGGGAACTACTGGGCCGATGAATCGGACGGTTCCTAGGGCATTGTCGAGCATCGATGGGGTCATGACGGCCATGGCTATGCCCTCCTCGGGGAACCAGCCACGTGCCATCGTGAAGTATTCCGCCGTGTGACCACGATTCGCGTAGTTCATGTAGCCGTCGTACGTCTGCAATCCCGCGTAGACGATCTTCTTCTCGATGACGTTCTCGCACTTTGATGCATCGACGCGAAGTACCCTGAAGCCGTCGCGACTTGTCCACTCGAAGTCGTCCTCGCAGTCAACGCTAGCCCACCCGTTCTTGGGCTCGCAGCGTGCGCCGAAGTCGCTGGTGCGATCCTTGGGGTTTGACGCACCGAGAATTTTGATATGCCCAGCGAAGTGCTCGTCGTCCATGGAGGAGGCGATGTTGTTTACGCCTTCCCAGACGCCGCCCGGGATCTCCTCCGCCTCATCCAAGACAACCCTGATCCGAGACAGCCGCCCGTACTTTGGGTGCGCCTTTCCGAATCGCGGTGCTGGGTGGAACCCGCGCAGCGTTCCCGCTCCGCTGTCTCCGCGAGGAATTGCGACTAGGTGAATGCCCTGCTTGGAATCCTCGTTGGCCTGAATCGATGTGACCAGCGCCTCGCCCTTCGGGAACTCGGGCTTGACTAGCGCCGACCTGTGAAAATTTTTGATGTGCGCGTAGATGTTTCGCTCCGCGTGCTCGCGGGTAAGACTGATGACCTTGATACAGGTATAAAAGGGATCCCTCAGCCAATCGAGGTAGAACCACGCGGCTCCGTTGAACGACTTGCCCATGGCTCCCGCACCCTGAATGAGTAGCTTGTCGTACTTGAACAGGCAGCGCCATGTGTCTCGTGCCGACTCTGGTCTCCAGTCGTACACCTCAGACCCCCATAGGATCGTAGCCGCAGCCTCGAACTGATTCTTATCGAGCAGGTGTTGTACAAATTGCAGTACAATCGCCTTGGCCTTGGGGACGTCGAGAACGACGTTGTTGGCGTTGGCCGTAGCGTGTCGCAGGATGTGGCTAGCGCCGTAAAGAATGCCCCTCTCCTCGTCCCTATCGACCTGCTTGCGGATCTCCTCAGCGAGCTTCAGGGCGTGGCTTACGTTACGCGCTGGTGTCTGGGGAGGTTTGGTCGTCATCTACGAGGTGGGCAAATTCGACGTCGGGCTCTGGCTCGGGAAGCGCTAGCGGTTCGTCGTTTGCGTCGGGAATGAGTACGGCGTCCATGACGCCTGATCCATCTAGGGTTTTGCTATCGCGGTCGCGAACCGTGAAGTTTAGTTTCAGGTCGCTGCTCGCCGTGAGGTTAATGTTGTCCGAGAGTTCCCCGGCGAGTTTTGCGTCCAGCGCTATGGCCGCTAGCTTGTCGTAGGTCTCCTCCACGCCGTTGGCTCGGTTGACAACCTTGGTGGGCACCGCACCCTCGATCATGAGACGTAGGATCTCACGCTTTCGTCCAATGACGGCGACGCTACGGGTGGCGACCTCCGTACGGATCTCGGCGATGCGCGAAATGATATCTGTCCGCTTCATCAGGCTGCTCGCGTAGACCTTGGGAGCCTTGGCGGTAGGATTCACCTTTCCGTATGCAACCGCCGCCGTATCGCCCGTCTCGGCGATGAGGGAACAGAATCGTTCGTGTGTGAGGTTTTCTAAGACTGGCATGGGTGTAGCAGTTGGAGACCCTATGTCGAATAGGTAGGACAAGGCAATCTAAAAAAATTATTTCTAAAAATTTCGCCACCCCCCTATTTGAGGGGGCCGCGCCGCTGGCGGGACGCGTCCCTCCTCCCCCTACCCCTACCCCCCCTCCTCCTCCTCCCCCCACCCCCAGCCCGATCGATCGCCCAGCCCGCCCGCCGAGCCGTCGATGGCATGGTTGAGTAACATAGGTAACCCTGTGTGTATGATGCACTTAGGTAGTAAGTAGTGAGATAGTGATACGAATACGCGAGAAGTATCCATGACAAAGGTTATCTGATGTTATGGACGATTATCAGGTTCGGACAGAGTAATCGAAGCGCTTGGATCACTACCCATAATATCGTTAAAACATTAACATGGTGTTAGGAGCCGAAACAATGCGTCACCGATTCACTGCAGCAATGCAGCATATAACTAATTTAATATTGAGCCGCCGATTACCGAAAGCGTTTAAAGCCCCGCTATCGAGTTTTCCAAGTTGGTTCGCGACAATGCAGCAGGGCGACACTGAAAACGAGCGCAGGGTGCCTTAGCGACGCGGCAAAGGGCCGCATAAGAGAGCGACGCGATCAGAGAAAGCACCCAGCGCATGATCGAGACGCCTGAACAGAGACGAGCCATGAGGTTTACTCTGTAACCCTGAAGCAATGAAACCCGATACACTGGTACAAAGGAGACCGCTGCAGAAGTTACGAGAACCCGAAGTGGGGTTGTACAGAGACAAGTGGGGTAAAGTGGACTTGATTTTTTCATCTCCACTCCGCCGCGCAGCCGCATAGACACAGGGCCAAAGGCCAGTGGAAGTGGAGAAGTGGAGTAATAATATAAATTATTGTAGGGAAAATATATAGATATAGGCCCCGCCGCCGCCGCCGCCGCCGCCGCCGCCGAGGTTTTTTTTTTACGCACTTCTACACTTCTCCACTTTTTTGTTTGTAATTTCCTGTCTATTAGTCACTTAGCTGTAGTGGACTTCATTTCCCCCGTATTTTTCTTCCCCACTCCCACTTAACAAAGCGAGCTAATTGATGTTACTTTGAAGCACTGAAGCCCTGACGCGTTGAATCAATGTAACATGTATTTATTTACACGTTTAGCTTTACAGATTCCATTCTGGTGCCAAATTACTCGTCGCTTTCGATAGATTTTGTTTGGCTGCTTCTTCACATTGTTGTCGATAAGCCTGAAGCTCGGCCTTCTTTTGACTACGTTTAATTCCCAACTTACTTGTGTCTTCTGGACGTAATCTTTCGGCTGGTATCTCTAGTTTGATTCTCCCTTTCTTCAACCTAGAATTTGTTTCTTTCCGAATTTCTCCGTATCTCAGGATGAGTCCTTTGTTTTGTTTTCTCCATTTTTCGCCGTACTTTTTGTATTCTTCAAAGTACTTTGTCGTTACCCAATGCTCGGTAAGAGCGCCGTCCATACGCGCACTATATTTGAAAAATATTTTGCCGTCTTCCCGAATGTCACCCTGCTTGTGTAGCCTTTTTGATTTGTCAGTAGTTGTCATGCAACTACAATAAGTCAACTTTTCGCAACATTGCAACCGCTATTTAGATGCCGCATAGCCAGTTGTCGTACCAGCACTTCAGCCGCCTGAACCACGTGGGTCGCTTGAAGGTCGAGCCTCCCATGAAGAGCAATTTCCTCGTGGGACAAATGTCGCCGCGCTTCAGGATCCTGCAGTGACGCACGACGCGGCCCGGGCTCGAGCACACGGGACAATCGCTCCAATCCTGCGGACAATCGCTTCTCATTCCTCGAGCGACAAGCCCAGCATCTCGATCTGCTCGTGCAGGTGCTCCTCAATCTGCTGCACTGACGCATTGATATCGTCTTTCCTGCAGCGCCTGAGGAACTCGTTCATGCGCCAAGCTACGAGTTTCCAGTCCATGCCATGGACAGCTGCGAGGTGTTGTGGCTGCTCTTCTGGCAGGTCGAAGGTGAGTGTTGCTTTCATTTTAGTGTCTTTCCCGTGTAGTAGTGAAACACGATTCGCAGCGCCTCTTGAAGTTCTTGGATGTCGCCCTTGTTGATCCCGCTGTCCATTCCATAGTTTAGGTCGTACGCCTGTTGCAGGCTCTTTGCGACGATCTTTGATTCCTGATTCGAAGATAGTTTTATCTTTATTTTCATGGGGTTCTTGGTTGTTTTTCTTTTGTTGTGGGTCATCAATTTTGCGGATATGCATCCAAGGATTGCGGATACAGGGAATAATAATATGAAAGCAACCCATTCATAGTTCATGTGGTTTATTTAATTTCCGCTTTGAGCGATGCCAACTTCTTGCACATGTCGCAGCTGCACTGGTAATGGAGTGCCTTGAACGCTCGAAATTCCTGCGCGATCTCGAAGGCGCTTGCGAGTTGTTCCCGAAGCCTTGCGGCCTCCGCATTTGATGCGGAGAGTTCTCTTTCTAGTTTTTTCATCTCGAATGTAATGTGATATGGCCAATTTGATGAAGCCATGACCGCATCAGTTCGTGGTGTGTCAGTTGTCATTTGATTTCAGATTTGAGTGCGGCGAGGGTGGCACACACCTCATCTATCTCCGTCTCCGTTACCCATCCATCTTTTCCAGAATACATCTCGTCCTCATTCCAGCCGCCAGTATCTAGGTACTTACACGCTGTTTCAGCAATCTCGATGGATCTTGCGAGCTGCGATCGAAGCCTCTCGACCTCGGCCTCGGCTTTCTTATGGCCTTCCAATAGTAGAGGAACGCCATGTTGGATTATGCACTCACCTAGCCGAAGACCCAGCTTGTCAGCCATTCCTCGAATTGGTTCGCAGACATGGACATAGGCTTTGACGCTCTTTTTGTAGAAATCGACCTCGGCCTCGGCTCTCTTCCTCGTCTCGCGTTCCTGCCGCAGTTCTTCAGCATTGCAAGTTGCGTCTAGCTCCTTCTGGAGTAGGGCGACCTCGGCTTTAGATGCCTTTAGCTCACGCTCTAGCTCCTGCCCAAGCTTCAATGGGATGCAGTCCTGTCGAAACGCCGATGATCGCAAAGCTTCAAATCTTGCGGCATCCGTGCGTGGTGTGTCGGTGGTGGTGGTCATTTTTGGTTTTTCTTGAGTTTCAGCCCCGCAAAATTTGCAGTTAACCTCATTAAAAAATCGGGCAACCTCGTTTTTCGGGTCGTCAATTAGGGTTGCGTTCACTCCGTCTTTGAAAGCGTGGGATACGTCGGTTTCGTGGTTCATTGGTCGCAAGGATTGATTCCGCATTTCTTTGCGAGGGCTACAAATCCGTCTGACCACGAACCTCCCATCAGGTCGCGTGATTCTCGGTAGAATCCGTTTTTAATAAGAAACTCGGCGTGGGCATTGAGGAGTCCCCGAAGCCTCTCGACCTCGGCCTCGGCTTTCTCGGCTCGTTCTGTCTGTTCGGTCAAAGCAAACGCCGTTTCGCAATACTCATCTTTTGTTGCAGACAGTTCGCGCTCAGCTATTTCGGCTTTCGCTTTCCATATTTCTTCGGGCCAAGGCGCGTCTAGCGCGGCTCTTAATTTTGCCAATTCTTTTGCTAGGCTCATTTGGTGTTGTTTAGCTCGTCGCGGAGTTGAAGCATGAAGACGGTTGAGGAAACGGCAGGGATTGCCTTGTCGAGCAAGACCCTGAGCCTCTCGACCTCGGCCTTTGCTTCTTTCAACTCTTTCTGCAATTTGTCTGCGTGTTCCCAGATGGTTCCAGCGGGGTCTTGCCCCTCTGCTATGTGAGCGTTTCGCAGGTCGATAAATCTCTGCTTCCATTCACGCCACCCTGAAGCCTTGGTTGCTAATTCAATTAACTCCTTGTGAGTTCTCCTGCCGTCATCACCTAGTGCGGCTCGGATCTCTTTGACCTCGGCCTGTGCTTTCTCGCCTCGCTCAAGCAAATCTAAAAACGCTTTATGGCGAGACTCTGGAAGCGTTTGCAGCCTCTCGACCTCGGCACTAAGAGTGCAATTTGATATTTTCCACTCCAGCAGGTCGTCACCTAATGCGGCTCGGATCTCTTTAACCTCGGCTTTGGATGCGGCGAGTTCTTGCTCAATCATTCGGCAGATTGTGTAATGCACCCAGTCTGAGGTTTTACCGTCATAGTAGCGCTCACGAGCGGCATCGGTTCGTGGTGTGTCGGTTGTCATTTTCTGTTCTTAAAGAATTCCTCGATCTCTGGTATGAAGCATATCACCAAAAACATGATGAAAGCGCCCGCTGCCCCCACGCCGAAGCATTGTAGTGCAAGTATTGAGCTCATTTTGCCTTGTCGCACCTGATGCACTTGTTGGTTTTAACGCTTACGGGGGCCAATCGACCGCATTCGGCGCACGTGGGGAGTGAGGCTTTGATCTTGGGTTTCATAGTTCTGCTTTGAGGTTGTTGATGCTTTGCGAATCCTCTTTGCATCCTGAACGTCTGCGGCTGCTCGAGTCAATTGCATTCTGATTTTGCCTTGGCCCTTGCTCTCGCTTGTTGAGTCTTGATGTACTCGGATCGAGCGCAGCACAGCTCGTTGTTAAAACACGCCTGCTTTCGGTACCGATCGTAGTTTTCTACTGGGATCCATCGCTCGCAGCGCTGCCCAGTCTTTTTGGACACGTGCTTCTGGTACTGCCAGAATTGCTTGGTGCCGCATGGGCTCAGGTCTCCGCGTTTGTGTAGTGGTGGCTTGTTCATTATTGGAGGTGTGTGGTGTTGTTGGTGCCGTGATGCCCGCCTGCATTGGCGTCGTAGAACGCGATTGCGCTGGCCCAGTCGCTGCGATCGCCGTCGCTGGTGAACGTAAATGCCCCGGGCAGGTGGCGCTTCAGGCTAATCAACGCGCAGCACACGAGGACGTCGTAAGGCTTGCGTGCAGTCTTGCAGAAGTTACGGTTGCGTTCTGGGTACAATGGATCCGCGTCGCGCTCTACGCTGAAGGTCTCGTGGTCGAGGCCGTGCTTGGCGTCGCCATTGAACCAGATCTCTTCTTCGTTGATTGCTGCAGCGCCTGTTCCTAGCCCGCCCTTGATCTTGATATCCTTTGGCAGGTACTGCTTCAGGCGCTTGATCTCTTTAGCAGCGCTCGCGAAGCCCGTGGCGATTTCCGCTGGCGTCAGCGCGGCCCTGTTAAACGTGTAGTAGTGTGTGTATCCCATGGTCGTGTGTGTGTGTGTTGGTTGGTTGGTGATTATGCTGCGATGGCTGGAACGATTAGGAAGGTGTACAGAGCTTCGAGTTCGGCCTTATGGGCGTCGGCGAGAGCGTTCTGCTCGGCTTGCGCCTTGCGGTCTCGACTCCATCCCTTCCAGTACCCAAGTGAGAATCCGCAGGAAGAAGCGGAAGCGGAAGCGAGTGGGTTGTCGTTAGTCGTCCAGCGAGCCACTCTGATTTCGCCTGTCTCCTTGTTGATGGCGATGTGGCAATTCTTGACAGCGCGGGTGCTGGTGACGGTCGTGGTGTTTCCGTTGGGGGCGGTGGCGATGTATTTGATCTTGTTGCTCATTGTAGTGGTTTTTTTGGTTTGGGTTGTTGTTACTGACTGGAGTGATCATTGTCCAATTCCGCTTCGGTATCAAGAAAAAGTTTTAATAATTTTGACCCCCTAACCCGAAGGGTTTCAATGGCTCCTAGACCCGCATAAACAAAGGAGCTCCAGCCATCCGAAGACGACTGGAGCCCTTTTACACACTACTACCGACCCCAAATTTTTAGAACGGCTGCTCGACTGGCGCGTCCGTAAATACGAACTGGTACTTGACCTTTCCATCGAGCATGCGCTTGCCCTTGAGCTCTCGCACCATGTCTTGCTGCATCAGCTTGGAAAGTTGCTTGCCGATGCTCACCGTCTTGAAGTTGGACAGATCCGCGCCCTGACCCAGCACCGCTGCTAGCTGCGTCCTGAGCTCGGTAGCAGTTACCTCGACGGCCTTGACCTTCTCCTCGCGCTTCGCGTTGAGCCACGCGTCAAGGATCTCCGAGAACACGTACTCGCTCTGCGTTGTCTGCGCCGAAGTCACGAGCTCCGCGTGGTGAAACGATTTCACACCGAAGCGCTTGTACACTGGATCAATGATGCCCTCTGGCATCTCACGATCGAGCAGCCAGCGGAGGAAGAATGGAAGCTCCTTGCACACGCGCTGCTCGTTGTCGTAGTTGGTGCCGTGGAAGTGGGGGCGGTATCCCTCCTTGAGCTTGAAGAGCATGATCTTGTCTCGGATCGTGCCGTCGAGAGTTGGGAGGATTCGCAGCGACTCGGGGTCAGTATTGCAGGTGACGACAACGCGCCCTAGGAATGGGAGCTCGACGCTGTCCCTGAACTTGGGCTGGTAGAGCTGCGATGGGTTCGCGGCCATCTGCTTCAGGCTCTTGGTGAACATCTCGCGGGTCTTCCAGTTGCCGTCTGTAGCGGCGTCGTCGCAGCGCCATAGAGCGCACTCAGCGCCCTGCTTGTTGAAGCTGGTCTCCTTCATGAGTAGGGGCTCCGCGTCAACGGATCCGCCCAGCGCCTCGCCGATGACCCACTTGTTGATGAACGACTTCCCAGTGTGAGCGTCGCCAGCGACGATGATGACTTGACCCGGGAGCGGCCTGCAGTTCAGCGCTGACTCGTAGAAGCGCCTGAACCACCCGAGGAAGTACTCGTACGCTGGGATGCCGTCCAGCTCGCCGTCAAACGCGTTGGTGATGAAGTCGTGCAGCCATGGGAACTGATCCACTGACGCGCTGCTAGCGGGCTGCGTGACGCGCTTGTTGCTGATGTTGAGGTAGCGCTCGCCGCCGAAGTCCACGGTCTCCTCTGGTGAGAACAGGATGGGAACCGCTGCGGTGACTCGGCGCTGAGTCTGCACGTGAATGAGCACGCGCTCCACGTCGCTGACCTGCTGCCCGCGCTGGGGACGATCGTTGACTCCCGCGCCCCGCAGGTGGAGCTTGGCGTCCTCCTTGGCTAGGTACACGAAGTTGTCCGCGTGGTGCTTCGTCCAGTACGTCTTGCCATCGAACCAGAACATCTGAGCCGCCTTGCCAGTCTGCTCCTGCTCGAAACGCTCGACGAACTTTCCGCCTAGGATCTGACGCCACGTCTTGAAGTTGGTGCCCTCGCGGTCTGAGAAGATCACCATGCCGTTCTCCGAGATGACAGACGCGAGGCGATCGATGCCGTCGTTTATCCAGAACAGGGGCTGCTTCTTGCCGATCTCAAAGGCTCCCTGAATGCGGTTTGGGAACTGCTGCTCGACCTCAGCTGCGACGATCTCGATGGGGATGAGTGGTGCGTCGGTGGGCTGGATCTTGGCCTTTTCAGCGCCCTGCAGCAGGCAGGTCTCGAGTAGCGTGGAGGGAAGAACTGGAGCCGCGCCGTCAATCGTGACCGCGTTCCACTGCGTGCCCATCTCAAAGTACTGGTTGAGCTCGAAGGACTTTTTGTCGAAGCCCGGGAGCGCCGACGAGATCCGAACCGCCTTGTTGAGCTCCTGCAGGAACTTCTCGGTAATGGCCTCGTTGAGCACGTTGACTGGAGCCTCGAAGGCCCAGATGAGGCGAACCTTGCCCGGCGTAAAGGTGCTGATGATGTACGCGGGCATGTACGCGGTGCTCTTCGAGAGCTTGTCGATGTTGTCCATGGCGGTCTCCGCGTCGTAATCGCCGATGATGCCGTGCAACCTTTTAGCGGGGTTGCCATCCTTCACTCTATCGTGAGGATTGACGCCCTCAGCAGCTGATAGGAAGACGCCGCTGGTCGTTGCGTCGGCGCACCAGTTCGAGTACTCCTCTTTGGTCTTGAGGGGCGTGTCGAGCAGGTTGCGCGGGTTCTCGGTTCCAGCTAGGTACAGGTCGTCGGTTTCGAGGATCTCGTGTGTGACGAGGTTCTTCAGTGAGAATAACTTCATATGGTTCGGTGTGTGTGTGTGTGTGTGTGTGTGTGTTTAAACTAGCGTTACTGACTTTACTCCAGCGCTATCGAGCGCCTTCTGACAATCGCAGCACACGCGCTTGTGAAGCACGAGTGCCTTGGCTCCCCGTGCCTTTGCTCCAGCCTTCGCGATTGCGTTGACCTCGGCGTGTGCGGTTTGTTGGCAGATTGTTTTGCATTTTTCGTATCCCTCGCCCTGCTCTCGGGGGCAAGCTGGTTGGGGATTCAAGCAGTTGTTTTCTCCGATGAAAACCTCTAAATCCTCGGAGATGAGAAAACAGAGAACTTTTTTCTTAGCGCAGCTCATTGCAATTTATGGCTGTAGTAATAAGTGCAGTCGTTGCAGCTGCACCACTGATTTCTTTCGTGAATGGGTTTAAAATGAGTGTTTTCTACTTTTACTACAGACGAGTAGGCGGACACAGCTTCCAGCACGTAGAACGTGTTGCTGGGGTGTTTGTGGCACAGCCTGACAGCCTCCTCGTTAGCCTTCTCACGCGTTGCGTGCATTTGTGATGGAGATCCTCCGCCAACGCGGAAGACCATGTATACGGGTTTGTGTTCTGGTTTCATAATTATTTCTTGTAGACGTCTGAGAGTGAGCCCTCGGCGGAAAGGGGAAGTCCCTCGGCCCATTCTGGGGCGGTTGACATGATCTTGACGATGGTGTCCAAGCAGCGCTTGCCCTCGTCGCCAGCTGGCACCTGACACACGACCTCGTCATGGATCCGCATGATTACTGGGAATCCCTGCGCCTCGATGCGTAGGCAGCAATCCATGAACACGTCACGGGCCGTCGCCTGCACGAGATTTTCCGTAACGACTCCGCCCCAAAATCCTAAGCGCATGAACTTGCCTTGGCGCGGTATCTGCGCGGTGAGTCCGCCGTGATCCACTGACACGTTTCGATATGTCATCTTGCGACCCGAAGGCATCTCGATCTCCGCGTTCTTGTCGTCCTTACTAGTCGCGGTGCTACGTAGCACCTCCTCCAAGTCTTTCCAGAGCTTAGTTACGAGGGGGTTCTTGACGCGGTACAGACGCGTTAGGCGCTCCGCCTCATCGGTGGGGATGTTCGCGACCGACGCAAATTTCTTCGCGCCCATGCCGTATCCCAAGCCGAGGTTCAATCCCTTGATCAGGTGGCGCTTCTTGGGGTCAGTCCGCAGGGGCTCGTCTCCGCTCCAGAGCCCCATGGCACGCGCCTGAGCCTCGTAGAAGTCGGGGCACTGGCGGATGTGCTCAAGCATCTTGGTATCGCCAGCGAGCCAGTGAAGCACGCGTGGCTCGATCTGGCTGAGGTCAACGATCGCGAAGGTGTAGCCTTCGGGAGCCTTGATCATGCTGCGGACATCGACGTCGAAGACCTCGCCCTTGGGAAGGTTCTGCGCGTTCCAAGAGCCGTCGCCGCTGTCCCTTCCCGTGTGAGCTCCGAAGAATTTCAAGCCGTAGGGCATAGTCCCATCTTCCCTGCAGCGGCTTCTCATGGTCTCAAGTGTGCTCAAATGCTTGTTGCCGCGCCTGAAGTTACGTACAGCCTTGATCCATGGGTGCAGGTGGGAGAACTCGTCCTCCCAGCGCTCCGCCTCGTCGTCGCCCTTGGCGAATGACGCTGGTGCCCAGATGCCTACCTTCTCGCACTCAGCACGCACGGCCAGCGGCGATAGTATCGACTCACGATCGGCCCATGGGATGTCGAGCTTGGCCTGCCAGATAGCCGTCTGCAGCTTGGTGATCGCCTTGTCGAGAGCGGGCACGTCGAGGGGAACTCCGCGTGAGCACATGGTGCGCGTCATGGCGCTTATCTCGCGCTCGTGCTCCACGAACTTGTCTCCGTGCTGCAGGTAGAGGTTGAGGCAATGAACCGCGTCGTCGAGAGCGTACTTGACCACGTCGTCACGAAAGAACACGTCCATGTCCTCCCAGCGCTGGCCCTTCATGTTGTCGCGGATGGTCTTCGTCATCTCGACTCCAAGCAGGCTGTTGGCGCTTTCCTTCAGGCTTCGATTGTGTCCTAGGTACGCGGCCATGTCGGCTGTGCATACCCACTCCGCGATCTCGATGCTCTCTGGAGCGTGTCCCAGCTCCTGCAGCCGCTCGATGACCATGGAGTCGAACGAGACGTTGTGAGAGAGCCAAGTGACGTCGGGGCCAACGATCTGCGACCAGTCAAAATCCTTGGGGTGACCCGCCCATCTGAGCCCGTTGTCAGCAGCTACCGAGAGCAGGTACAGATCGGCCTTTGGGTGACGAAGGTAGTGCCAAGTCCCGAGCGTCTTGATGGAGACCTCGTCGTCGTAATAAGTTTCAGTGTCGAGTGCAACGATCATGATAGTGTGTCGATAAGTTTCATCCCGTAGTTGTTGATGCCCTCTGGGATTACGAGGTTTGGTTTCCGAATGAGCTTGTTGTTTTTGAAAGGCTTGTAGTCTACCTGATGATGCCAGCGGTTAAACTTCCAAACGACTTTGGCTACGTCAGGATGAAGGTCTGCTAGCATCTGGGACTTAGCCATGGTGCCCTCGTGCTTGTAGAACTCCTCGGTGTTGCCTCCGCCCATGGTCTGGGTCGTAGCCTTCTCCTGAGTGAACGCGTTGAACTCTATGGTGCAGAGCCCGTCCTTCAAAGCGCGTAGGCATAGGTCGGTGTCCTCGTTGTAGCGTCCGCGCCAGCGGTAGGGGATATCGTTCTTGATGAGCAGGCACGAGTAGATGCGCGTGTTCATGATGATGGGTGGCACGATGGTCTTGGCCTTGATAAAGAAGTCGTACTGAAAGCCAGCTATGGCGACGTTCTCGTAGCGTTCGACGAAGTCCTCGGCGCATTTAAAGATTGTGCCGCTTGTGACCTTGCATTGCAGGTTTCGATTCAGGCGGTTGAAGGCTGCGATGTTGTCGTCCATTACCCAGTGACGTGTAGCGCCACGCGTTATGGAGTGATCCCAGCAGAAGTTGCGTGCAGCGCCCGGGCCCACGCTCTTCGTCAACCCAAGATCGTCGCACGTATCATAATCTTTAAGATAACTCTGCGGAAGCATGAGGAGCTTCGACTCGTCCATGGTAGACGCGTACAGCAAGAACTCCTGCGGCTCCACTACAACGAAGTGCGGAACCTTTAGGCGATCAAGCGCCCTGCTTGTAAGCCCCTTGTCCCAGCGTCCCTTGGATATGATGTAGACGGGATGACTAGGGTTCATCCACGTAGAATTTTCCGCGCACGCGCATGATGGGTAGGTGAGGATACCAGCAGCTGGGTTGCTTCGGCGTTAGCTTCTGGCCGATCAACTCGGCAAACAGATCGACGTCCTCCTGATTCCTGAAGTGCACGACCACCTTGCGAAACGAGGATAGATCCTCTTGCACAAACTCTGGCATGCCCTTCCATTCTTCTTTCCAATCAGTCATAAAGTAATTCTTAAAAAGTAGGGCGACCCGCCGCCGAGAAGACGACGGGCCGCGATTAACTTAGAGACCCGCGATGTTCTTGAAGAACTCGGGATCCTGATGCTTGCCAATGAACTTGGCGACTGGCACGTACCAACTGTTGACTGCGTTCTTGCGGAGCTCGCTGTGAATCTCGTAGCAGCCCGTGTAAAGGCCGCTGCGGAGGAGACCAACCGAGTCGGTGATCAGGCGCTTTGCGAGCGACGTGTACGAGCTGCTGCCCACGGTGTAGAGGGCGAGCGCGTAGTTGTTCGTCCCGTCGCTGTACGGGAAGAGCTGATCGTCGGCACCTTCAGGAGCCTCGACGGCCATGAGGATGTCCGCCATCTCGACGCAGTACTTCTCGTCGCCGTATTGCAACGACCCGCCGAAGTCGATGACTTCCTGCATGGTGTTGAACTTGGGAGGCATGTCCTGAGACGTACCGAACTCAACCTTGAGCTGGTAGTACTTCTTCAGGCGAAGCGGAGTGAACTTGAACGACTCGTTCGGCTTGGCGAGAACGACCTCCTTGACGAGGAGGAAGGTGCCCGGGCTGAAGTTATCGACCAGCTGACCAGACTTCTGGACGAGGTTGATGCGTGGAGTGTTGACGTCCGCCGTGGTGATCTCTCCCTCGATTCCCGAGGCCGAGACCTTGACTGGAGCCACGAGAGCGGACTGCGCGGTTACGAGCTCGCTGGATTCCTCGACGATCTCGACGGGGGCGGTGGCGGGCTTGGTGGTGCCTTTCGGCGTTAGTGTTAGTGTAGCCATGGTATGGTTGTTATTTTGGGTTTGTTGTTTAGTTTCGGATCGCCTTCAGGACGTGGATAATTCCTTCATCCTTCAGCGCTCCCTTGTCACGTAGTCGGCACTCCAAGGTCTGACGGGCATTGCCCTTCTGACCTCGGTCTGCTTTGTCCGCGACTATCTTCTCAAGCTCGACCACGCTTACGCGGGTGCAAGCTCCAAGAAATTCGTCAAAAGTCATCATGTCGCTTACGGCTGCGAAGCCGAGCAGGGGAGAGTCCACGATGCGCGGGGTCTTGCGGTGATCGAGGCGGTAGCCCGGTATCTCCACTCCCTCCTCAAGCGCCTGACGCAGCATCTCCTTCTTCGTCGCGTCGCACCAGTCGGCTAGGATGTTGGCTAGCTTCAAGAGCTGTGCCTTCTCCTCTGGAGACCCAGTGCCGCTGATGTTGGATGGAACATCGAAGCCAGCCTTCTGAGCGACTACGAGCGCACGGCCCGCGAGCGCTTTGCAGGAGCCTTGGAACGAGCAGTAGTTGCAGACGCCTTCCGTTGGATTAAACTCTTTTCCAGCGAGCTCTTTTGCTCGAGCAATGATTGTTGAGATTCTAAGACTGAGCGCAGGAATGTCGTCTCGCGTGAATTCAGCCATGGAAACCTCATGTCGCCTAGGGAGGACGAAATAGAGCTGAATTCTTTTGATGTCTGTAAAAGCGGCAAAAGCTCCCAGACAATAGGCGATACCTTGGCTGTTAGTCTCAGCATCGTCCACAGATCCGTAGCCCGTCTTCCAGTCGAAAAGCGTAGCATCACCGTCATCGTAAATATCCAAGAGGTCACACGTCCCGTAAGTTGAGTGCTCGCCAAGATCAATTTCAAAAAATACTTCCTGATGGCTAGCGATAAGATTTGCAGAGACTGCACGAGCTCGTCGGACGTCATCAAGAAAGTCCAAGCATGTTTCGGCGAGAGACTGCTCCTCCCCGTCGATGAGGAGGCTGGGGTTTCCTTTTTCGATCGCGTTGTGGATCCTTGTGCCAGCTTCGGCGATGGGGTTTGATCCTCCTTTGCTTTTGTAGCTGGGACATGCCTCGTAGTTCTTGAGCGAACTTGGGCCGTAGGGATGATGAGGGCGCGTTTCGGAGTCGGCATGGGTAACGATCGGTTTGGGTTGATGTGTGGGTTTTGTTGGCATAAGTCAGGAGATTACTAAGCGAACCAGATTGGGTCAATGCTTATTCTTCCAACTTTTCTTTTTTCTTTCTGCGTGCCTCGACGCCCTTGAGACCATTGATAATGCAGGACTGGCGCTTCGCTTCGCTGCTAACGCTTCCGCCCTTCTTACCAAGCGCACTCAGGTACTCGCGCACACATTCGGGGATTTCTTTTTTGTTTTTCATTTTTGGGAAATTGAGATTGTCCATAAGTTACGAGAATGAACCGAAAAGGATTGGGGTGTCAAAAATAAAAAAATACCCCCCTTGATGAGGGGGCAAATTAATTTTTACCGCACACCGCCCGGTTTGACCGTTTGCACAGGCTTCACTGGGGCTCTTTGAGTAACGCTCGGGGTGGGAACTCTAGGAGTTGTTGGAGTAGGAACTCTCGGCCCCGTATTTGAAACTCTAGGAGTTGTTGGAGTAGGAACTCTCGGCCCCGTATTTGAAACTCTAGGAGTTGTTGGAGTAGGAACTCTTGGGCCTGTATTTGAAACCCTAGGAGATGTCGGAGTAGGAACTCGCAAGGTAGTAGTAACTGGAACC